CAGGTATGGTCTCCGGAAGCGAGCTGTACTACGCCAACAGCTACATCTGTTGCATTTAAAACCTTGTAAATACAATTGATCTCAAAGGTGCCATCATGAAAGAATGCAGTAGACCAGCCAGCAGGAGTGTAGTTTCTAGCAATAGTTCCTGCAAAGCCGATAGCAAGATCACCAACCTGAGTGCCGGAAGGAAAAGACACAGTTCTAGCAATGCCAGAAAAACCTTTTGCTATGTAGGTCAGCTCAATGCCGCCGCCACCCGCACCACCAGCTCCCTGGACCTTTTTGGCTAACATTAGGCACCATTCCCTACCAAGGCCCCATAAAGAATAGAGCCAACCTTCCATAATGCGATAGTCGTGTAGCCAGTTGCAGCTAAGTCAGGCGCTGCTGCGGCGTTGTTCACCCAAGTCATGGTAGGCCATGTGATGGTGTAGGTTGCGCCGTCATCTATCATCAGGGTCATGCTTTCGCCGGCAGAGAAGGATTCCGTAAGCGTAGTATTAGCAGCGAGCGTAATGGTTTGAATGGTGCCATTAGCCGGGTCAAGGTCAGTGCCAGAGATAGCATGCACCGTCTCCTGAATCGCGCCAGTTATCTCTATGTCGCCGCCTGCATTGTAGCTGACAGCCCTTTCGGCTGCGTAGGTGACGAACACCTCTTTAGTCCCAGCGCCGAAGTTTACAGCAGAGCCTGCGTTGCTAGACGACAAGACAGTGTCTCTGCTTAGGGTTGTACCCGAGGCTGTATACGTCCCTACACCGATCTCCCAATCAGAGGAGTCGATGATAGCGTAGAAGGTAGTGTTACCGTCACCTACAGCAGAGAAGCCCTGAAAACCAGAAACAGCCCCAGCAAGCGTAAACGTGCCTGTGCCTGTTGTTGCACTGGTTTCCTTGACCCTATCCTTTATAATTAAAGGCATAGTTTAGTCCAAGGTTATATCAAGATCGCCAGTTGGGATGCGGAACACGTCACCGCTATCAATTGCCTTGCTTGTGGTAAGAATTCCATGAACCAGCATATTGCCGCCAGATAGAGCGTCGTGTATACCGATGTGGCTCACTGTGCCCCAGTTTGCAGTTGCTGTTGGGAACTCGACTGAGGCACTGTTGCTGGCTGTGTCGCCGGTCACATTGAACGTGACAGCCACTCGAGCATACGATCCACCAGAGACTTCAGTGCCGGCAGCGCCAGTGTCAGTAGGATCTGACGTGAAGAGGCCAACATACCAAGTAGTGGGACGAGTCACAGAATCTGTTGTTAGGCCCCACTGGAGCACGGTTGTTTCAAACGAATTTACAAAGCTCATTAGTAGCTCCTGATCTTAAGTCGTAATCCAGAGCCGCCTGACTTGGCTTTGTCGCTCTGCCGGTTTGTTCCTGCTATAGCTCCAGAGTATAACACACTCCAGACTTGCATTCGGGCGTCATCCTTCAAGTATGGGGCAGACTGACTGAGTGCTCCGTACAGGTAGACATCTGGCGACATCTCTAGAAGCCAGTTAGAAGCGTTAGAGTCTGATAGTTGGTTTATCTCAGAGTAATAGAGCATCTCAGTGCTGTACGTCGTATCAGGCGTAGGAAACACCTCCAGGGCGTCACCTGAGATTGAGTAATAGCGCGGCTTCCCTTGCTTATCGCCGCTCTCCATGCGGAATTGCAGCATATCATCAAGGCTAACAAGCTCTAGCCTGGTAGACCTCTCGTCGTTGATGTGCAGCCTGACAGGCTCTAGGAAGTCTGCCGGCAGCGCAGAGAATCTGCTGTCTATCTCGCCCTCAGATCTCTCCTGCATCTTGTAGTGACGCACCTCACGCTCCATCTGAGCCTCTGCCAGAGAGATAAACGTAGGGATGATCGCCGTTAGATCGTCCCGGTTGAGGAAGTCAGCTATTGTAGACTTCAGCTCTGTGTATGTTGTGATTGCCATCGTTGTGTCCTGTTTACATCATGCCCATTGCGCCAAATAGATAGTCTAGTACGCCTCGCTTCTCGCCATACGCGCTCTTCCTGAATAAATCCTCTGGAAGCTCTGGAGCAAGCAAACCGCCTGTGGGATCTAGTCGACGGACTCCACTGTTTATATCTCCCATCGTGTCGGCCATGGTTGCCATGATTCCGCTTTCTGGGGATCTTATCATTTGTGACCTTGGTGGAACCTGAGTTCGCGTACTTGGGTCAGTGTATTTTTGCTCAATAATCTGGGCCGAGGCTTGCTCTGGCGACATAGAGGCAGCGCCGGCAGCACCCGCTGCTAGTAGCCCTGCTTCTGGACGGCTGTAGAGAGACTTGCCTGTCTCTAGGTAGGTTCTAATGTTGTCTAGCCACTTCTGGTCAGTAGGCTGCCCTACGCCTTGCCCTCGGACATTAGCGGCAACAATGGCCTCTTGGTGAGTAAATGGCCTAGGAAGATTTTTAGACGTAGCCTTTGGCTTAGTCATTTCTTTTTTAAGGCTATTGTAGACGTCAGGCATCATCACTCTAAATGGTACGCTTTGCTCTAGCCCGCCGTAGTAATCACCTGGCATTCCTGAGTCATAAGACAAATGAGTATTTATAGGCCTGATTGCTTCATCTATTCTTGGCGTGTACATAGACATGCCTGCGTCGCCATATTCAGCTTTTGCAAGCTCTGGCGAATTTACGGTGTCAATTGTCTCTTTGTATAATGGAAAGCCTTTATCTCTATATTCAGCCTTCCCCATAATCTCCGTAAACGCAGTTCTCATCTTGCCAATAGACTTAAAGTCACCTTGACCCATCAATTGATCCATTGCATTAGGGTCGTCAAGACCTACCCATTTCGGGTATTTAAGCCTAAGCTCGGCGTCAAAAGCAGCTTTATCTTGTTTGCTTAGCGGTAATTGCTTTACCTGCGTCATCAATGATTGAGCGGGAGGAGTGCTAAAGTTTGTAGAATCGTCTCCCATTCGGTTGTAAACGGCTATAGGATCTAAGCCTGAGTCTTCAGCCATTTTAATCTGACGATTATGGGCGCTTCTAGCTATGTCTTCACTAGAAGCCCAACCAAGTCCATCGTTCACATTTTGTTGGCTGAACTTATAGCCGCCTTGCACTGGAACCTCACCGACATCTTGCCCGCCGACCATCCTAAGTAAACCAATATCAGACGGATCGCCACGGTTAGCTATTAGCAATCTGCCCATCATATTTTCTGGCTGAACGATTCTTCGCTCGCCTAGATCCGCTCTTTCAAAGTCGGTGCGGAATTGGTTTTGAGCAGCAGCCATCTCTCGCTGCGCTACAGCAGGGTTCTCTAAGCTTTTAGTGTATTTGGTTGTTGCAGACTTAATTTGACGAGGATTATCAATATATTGCGGCCCTAGAAAACCAGTAGATACAAGTCTATCAGTCAGCGTCATGCCTGCGCTTTCTAAAGAGTCTGTTATGTTGCCTAGCAGCCCAGTAGTTATTGCGTTGGAAGAGGCAATTCTACCCGCTTTCGGGGCAGGTGTTTTTCTAGGCGGCTTTTGGCTAGACTGATTGGCAGCCCTAGTGATTGATGACCGTAGAGGGGTGCTCACTTCGTAGTTGTTGATCTGATCGGACAGAGCTGTATCAATGGCATCTACTGGGTTGTCGAACCCTAGCCAATCGTCCTTGTCCAATGCCTTTAGGATAGATCTAGACTTAGGGTCGAACGCATCAAGGTTATCCATTACGTCGCTGATAGACGCATCTGCATCAAAGCTAGTAAAGAATTGGTCCTTAATCACCCGAGCTATGTTAGCTAACTCAGACGCCAGTAGTTTTGCCGCTGCCATGTTATGTCCTCATGTACCGATGACATGAGTATAACACAGACTAAGCGATCCCTCGGATGTTGCGACGGATAGGTGCTCCCCAGATGTGTGTAGGCTTGTAGCCCACTGCCAGGTAGCGGAAGGAGTCTGCTGCGTGTGAGGTCCAATCGTGTAGAGGTCTGCCACGCCAGTGCTTACCGTTCTCGTCCCAATCCCTGCGGTACTGCCTTAGAGCGTCAATGCCACGCTCGCACTTCTCTTGGTCAAACCAACACTGCGGGATCATTGAGCGGACCTGCTGTATACCGTCCTCGATGCCGAGCATAGGCGCCACGATGACGTTGCTTAGGCCTAGAGACTGCAATACCTCAAGCCTAGACTTGCCGGTGCCTAGCTCCTTGACCCGGACGTCGTGCGGCAGGATATGTTGGTCATAGGTGTAGCCCTTGCCCTGTAGCATCTGCACATAGTGATCTAGGGCACAGCCAGAGTTCTCGTAATAGTCAATGATTCGGATTTCTTTGCCGATATACTGCGCGAACCAGATCACGGTCGTGTCGGCCATACCAAGGTCCCAAGAGGTCACCACAGCAGTAGACTTGTCGTAGGGCACAGAGCAGAGCTTGCCGTCAGTCTTAGCCTGTAGCATCTCTAGAGCGTAGTAGCTGCCCTCTATGTGGATGCGGTAGTCACCCTCCCAGACGTGCTGATAGATGTCTGGGCGCTTCTCTAGATCCTCTAGCCTTGCCTGCTCTAGCACATCAGGGAACCACGGATTGTCTGACCACTGAAGTTCAGCGATCTTGGCGTCCTTTGGTGGGTCTTCACGGAATCGCTTGTGCGTTGCTGAGTTCTTGCTCTCTGGGTTCCACGTCACCCAGATCTCTGAGTCGTGCTCTCGGACCGACGGTATGAGCTTCTGCCAGGCTATTTCTGTAACGCTCTCTGCCTCGTCTACCCAGGCCAGTAGTAGGCGTGACTTAGACTTGAGAGAGTCTACGTTAGTGCGGAGGCCTGCAAAGGCGTAGTTGATCCTGCCGTCCTTGCTGCGGATATACCGCTCACCGATCTCGTAGTAGTCAGCCAGGAACGACACAGAGCTGATAGCTGCCTTAATCTCCTCGAGGGAGGACTCACTGAGAGAGTTGAGGTGCTCACGTCCACAGAGGATAATGCCTGCCCTGCCCGCCTTACCTTCCTGGTAACCCCTTAGAGCTGTCATTAGAGC